CATGAACCGGCCGCTCTGATCGGAACGCAGCAGCAGGCCGCCGCCGCTCGGAAACACCACGTCGCCAAGCAGATGAAAACCGTGTGGGATTTCGGTGCGGTTCCAGCGGACCATCTTGCCGGCGACGGTGGCGCCGGTCATGTGGACCTCGATCGCGGTCATATCGTGAGGCATTTTTGTCCTCTCCGTTTTTCGCGCGCCGATCCTGCCGTGATTTCTTGGTGTCGCGCAATGACCGTGTCGCTTTTTGCCGCCTCATTCGAGGGCGAAAAAATCTACACGGGCAAAAAAAAGCCCCGGCTGGTTTCCCAGCCGAGGCCATTTGTCCCGAAATATCGCGGAGGTTACGGCCCAGTGGCGCCGGTCGCCCCAGTCACGGTGCCGGCCCCGATGGAGGCGCCGACGCTCCCAGTGGCGCCGGTCGGGCCGGTCGAGCCCGTGCTGCCCGTCGTGCCCGTGGAGCCGGTCCCGCCGGCGGCCGGTGCCTCCGGGGTGCCCGCCGCCACGGCCGCGGCGAGCGCCGAGCTGTTGGCCGCGATGCTCGCGTTCAGCGCCGTGAAGCTGGCGAGCTGGGCGGCCGACGCGCCGGCGTTGGTCGCCGCTTCCACGGCCGCCTCAAGCTGCGCCGCGAACCCGTCGATCAGGGCGATGGCGCTCGCGTTGACGGTCGTTTCGGCGGTGACGTCATCGGTGAGCGATGCGATTTCGGTGTCGATGTTGTTGAGCGATGCGGACATGATGGCTACCTGTGCGGTTAGGGCATCGAGCGCGGCGACAATCGACGCGCTTTCGTTGTGGACATGGACGTGAACGTGGGTTTCGTGCGCCATGGGCCTCCGGGGGGTTAAGTCAGCGGCGCGGTGGACAGGCGCGCCGGGCTTGCGATCGGCACGATGGCCACGTTCGGCGCGGGAGCGGCGGGGGGAGATACCGGGATGCCCGCCGTCAGGCCGGTCGCCTTTGCCGCGAGCGCGCAATCATTTTGCACCGTTGACGCGAGCGCGCCGGTGGCGAGCACCACGACGGGGCTTGCCGGCGGCGCTAGGGCGGACGCCACGGCGTCGATCACGCCGACGGTTACGGCGGCGCCGCCATCGGCGGACACCGCGCAGAACAGTTGGCCGTCCGTCGTGGAGAGCAGGGCGGTCGCCGCGGCGCAGCAGCCGCCCACCAGCAGCGGGAAAAGAACGAATGACCAGGCGCGCATGGCGGTCACGCGCTGGCGACGGCCGCCGGTGGCGCCGCGACCACGGCGGACAGCGCCAGGACGGCGGCCGGGATGACGTGCGGCGCCAGCGCGGCGGCCGTCTGTTCGGCGGCGACGCGCGCGACATCCGCCGGCGTCGCGCCGAGGTCGGAAATCATCCCGGCGTGCGACGCGGCCACCGATGTTTCGGCCGCTTGTGTCGCCGCGGCGAACACCGCCGGGTCACGCAAATTCGCGCCGTTCGCGGCGAGCCGCACGAGAGCGGCGACGCCGGCGGCACCCGCCGCGCGCACAAGGGAGTTGTTCCGGACCGCGGTGATGTCCACGCCCTTCGCCTGGAAATAGCGCACCGCGGCGGGCACGATTCCGGTGGCGACCGCGAGCGCGGAAACCCCTTCGAGGACGTTCATCGTGTCGGCGATGTCCATGAAAATCATGCTCCGGTGAAAGTCGTGCCCACGGCGCGGTTGATTTCCCAACCGTATTCAAACACTTGTTGCGAGGAATTATTTTCCGCGTCGGTGATGTAGAACACCGATTGCAAGGCGATGATCATGCCGAGCAGCACCTTGCGCCCGTCGGCCCCGCGTATGTCGATGAAATGTCGCAGCGCGGTGCGCGTGTCATTGCCGCAGCCGCCGTCCACGTCGAGACTCGAATAGGCGCCGTTGGCGAGAACATTCAAGCACCGCTGCAAAAATTTCACGCCGACTTCCGGACCCATGTTGATTCCGATATCCAGCAACTTGCCGGCGATCGGCATGTCGATCACCGCGAGTTGGTCAAATTGCGGACCAATCCAGTATTTCTGAAAATAGATCGCAACGGCGGTATCGCGCGGCATCGCCCGCATGTCGCCGGTGTAGCCGTTCGATCGCGCGTCAGCCTCGGTGATTCCCCAGATAGTGGGGCCGCCGGAATCGGCCGCGTCGTTGGTGTAGCCGCCCTCCAGGCCAATTTCCGTGTTGATCAGCGCGACAAAGATCAGCGGGTAATCGGTCATCACAGATAGCCCAGGAAAAGCAGCACGAGGACAATGACGACGACAAGCCCGAGGCCGCCGCCGTAATAATGCCCGTACCGATTGCCGCCGGAATACCAGCCGGCGCCGCGGCCATAGATGCCGCCGCCTCCGAGAACCAAGATGAGAACGATGATGAGAATGAGGCCCATGACGAAACTCCTTATTTTGTGCTCATATCCGGCCGGAAGCGCGTGTCCGGAAGCGATGCGTCAAACAGTTTCGCCCACAAGATCGAGACCATCTGTTCAACGTGGTCGAATTGCAGATTTGCGATATTTTGCGCGGCGCGGAATTGCGTTTCGATTTCCGCGAGTCGCGCGGCCGAAGCCTGTCCGGACGCCGACAGGGTCGATCCAATCGCGCCGATGCGTTCCTCGTTGCCCGCAACCCGCGAATTGAGCTGCGCCCGGTCGGAGGAACTTGTCGCGTCGGCCGTCGATGATCGGATCGTCGCGATTTCCACCAGCTTCATGCGGTCGTTGATCTGCGCGCTGTCGGTTTTCAGTTCCGAGAGCGCGATGCCAAGCGGTTGCTCGCTCGCGTCGATCTTGAGGCCAATGACAATGAAAAGCCCGACGACGAGCGTGACCACCACCGAGGAAAACGTCATCAGCAGGGGCCAGTTGGTTTGCCGCAACGAGTCGACCTTCACCGAAAGTGGGCTGACGGCGGCGTCCATCTTTGATTCGAGGGTCTGAATGATGGCCTGGATTTCATCACGGCCCATGCCCTTTTGAATTACACCTTCAATGGTAGCCCGAAATTCATTCATGCCTTTCAAGCGTTCATCCATCGCGTTCATAGCGATCTGGCGCGCGGCCTCGATCTCGCGGAAACGGAAATCCATGAATGTGCGCAGCGAAATGGCTTCGTCGCCGTCGGTCTGGCGCCGCTGCGGAATATGATCGGACATTTATACCACCTGTAACAAAACGGTCCTCTGATCGGCGCGCGCGTGGGCGCCCGCGGCCGCCACGGTGACGATCGCGCAGGTCAGCGCGTAAAGCCGCCCGGGAATGCCGCCGGAAATCCAGCAGCTGACCAGGCCCATGTTGATCGGCGGGGCCGCCGGGGTGACGACGCAATCCCCCGGCAGCAACGGCAGCGGCGCGTCAGGTGCCGACACGGGCGCGATCGTGAAGGTGACGGTGGCGATGGCGTCATTATCGAGCGCCAGCCACGCGCTCCAATCCACGCTGTAGTCGAGATTGGAGTTGGCCGCCTTGACTTGGGGAAATTGGAGCTGGTCGCTCATGACGTAGCCTATTGTTGTGTCGGGACGGTGACGGTGCGGGTGTCCACGCGGATCGCGACATCCCGCGGGTCGAGGGCGACCGCGATCTCGCGGGTGTCGACGCGGATCCCGATGACCCGCTCGCCGCCCGGCTCATACGGATAGGCAACGAGCGTGCCGGCGGCGGTCAGCCGCCCGAAGGACGCCTGCCCGATAGAGGCGCGCGTCAGCAGGCCGGTGGAGAAGACGCTCGCGGGTTGCGCGCCGGCCTGAAAATTCGCGGCGATGGCCGCGTCCGCGGTGTCACCCGGGATCGCCACGATCGTCCCGGCGAATGCCGCGGTGACCGGGACGGCGGCGGTGGCCGCCAGCGCCGGCAGAAACAACAGGGCCGCGCCGCCGGTGACCGGCACGGTGGCGGTGGCGCGCGCCGTGGCGGGAGCGGCGCCGATGACCAGGCGCCCGGTTGCGATGCGCCGGGCGGTCGCCGACAGCGTCGCGTCGCGCACGGTGGCGATCAGCGTCCCCGTGATCGCGGCGGCGAGATGTCCGTGCGCCGTCGCCGGCGCCGCCGTGGCGGCGAGGACCGCGCCGACCTTTAGGTCCGCCGCCGCCACCAGGGCTTCCCCGGCGGCCCCGGTGAGCCCGGCCCACACCGGCACCACGCCGGCGGCGAGGCCCGTCGCGGGGTCCGTGCTGGCGATGAGCCGGGCGGCGGCGAGGCGCTTGGCCGTCGCCGTGAGGGTTCCGTCGGCTTGCGTCGCCGACAGCGCCGCGGCGATCGGCGCGGCGGCCGCGACGTGGGACGTCGCCGGCGTGGCGGCGAGCAACAGCCCCGCCGTGACGAGGTTGGAACCCACCGCGGCCGGCGTCGCCCCTGGCAGGGTAGCCAGCAGCGCGGACGTGACCGGCGCGGTGCCCGTGGCCGCCACCGTCGCGGGCGCGGCGAGAGCGGCGAGATGCCCCGCCACGCGGGTTGCCCCGGAGGCCGCCAGCGCGTCCCCGGCCGGGGCGATCAGCGCCGCCGCGATGGCGACGGTGGCGGCGCCGTGGCCGGTCGCGACCGCCGCCGTGTCCGCGAGCCGCGCCGTGACCCAGGTGGCCGCCGTGGCGGTGAGCCGCGCGCCGGCCAGCGGGATGAACACCGCCGCCCTGATGGCTGCCCGGGCGGTGGCTTGCGTCGTCGCCGGTGCCGTCGTGGCGCGCAGCGCGGCGATTAGATTTGTCGGCGCCGCCGTCTCGTCGATGAACAGGCCGCGTGTCGCGTGCTGCTGCCCGGTCGTTTCATTATAGAGCAGCGGCGGGATTGCCCGCCGGATGATTTGCGCCATCGCGCTAACTCAGCGCGAGCAGCGGATCAATGAAGAACGTGGCATATAATTGTCCAACTTTTATGACGCTGTAGAGGTCCCCGACCATTTGCGGCGTGACCGCCACGGACATTGAGAAGCGCATTCCGGCGCGGAACGTCGCGCCGCCATCCGCCACCAACGTGCCGTCCGCGGCGCCCGTATATCCCGCTGGCACCGCGCTGGCCGATGTCCCGGCGACGGTGCAAAACCACACCTGTCCGCCTCCCACGGTCATCATCTGCCCGGCCGTGTAGGGGTGTGAATTGGCGCGCGCCGTCGCTTGTGAATCCCAGGCGGAATTATCAGCCGGCCATGCGGTCGGGGGCGCGAGCGCGTTGGCGCGCGTTCCGCTGCCGAGCGATCCGAGCGGCGATGTCGCCGCGCCGAGATAGCGGACATCGTGCCAAATCTGCGCGTTGTTCGGGAGTACGGAGCCGTTGAACAGGCCATAGATCGTAACGGTACGAGTCGCGCCGGTGAGCGTGTTCCAAATCCCGATGGCTTGGGACTCGAAAGGAAATGCCCAGCTGGCGGTGCCAGACGCGGCGATCGACTGCGCGATCGGAGTCGTGCCGTTGCTCGCGCCGCCGGTCCTGACGATCGCGGTCGAGATCGTCAGCGTGCCGGTATATGTGTAGCGCGCTTGCTGGTAATTCGTCCCGGCGCCGTCCGTGCAAAACGCGTCGAGGACGCCCTGACCCGGCGAAAAAGCGGCGATGAGCGGCACGCCGGGCGCCACCTTGCAGTTTTGCAGATTGATATTTTCAAAGTTGACCAAGGACTGAAACGGCGCGCCCGCGAAGGCCGAAAGATCAACGCTGTCAAGCGTGATGTTGGACATAACGGCCGCCCAGTTGAAGACGTTCGCAGGGACCGCGCCGGAAAAGGGAGTCGGCGTGTCTCGCCAGCGCAGCGTGCCACCGTAATAATTTATGCTTTGTGATGCCGCATATAGATTGAAGGAGACAGCAATAAACTCGCAGAACACTCCGGCGACGCCGAACCATATCGCGGCTGGTGCCGCGCTTGAAAGAGCGAACGTGACGGCTTCAAATCGAAGCGTGCAAACCGTCCGTCCGACGTTAAAGGCGCCGGTGGATGACGACGCGAGGGTAATTCCGTAGATGTAAAGGAAGCCGGTCACCGCGAATATGGCGGCTCCGGTTTGCGTGATCGTGGCGCCGGTCTTGAGGTTGGCGGCGGTCGGCGGGACGGCGGCGGTATGATCGACACACAAGATGGAGCATGGCGCGGCAGAGGTTCCCGGTCCCGTGATCGTTGTCGCGACGGACGACGTTTCGGCGTGATCGTCCCCGACGAAAACCGTGTTGCCAGCCGCGCACCATGTCGCGGCCAGCGCGCTTGCGAGGCGCGCGTGCGGCGCGGCCCATTTGGCGAAATTGCCCACCGCGCCCAGCGATGTCCATGTGACCGTGGCGTCCGTCGTGGTGGCGCCCGCCGTTTTGCTCCATGCCGGTTCGGCGCCCGTGCCGGCTGTTCCGGCCGCGGTGCAGATAAAAAGCGTGTCGCCACCGGCATCCTGCACGATGAAGCCGAGCGCCACGGCGAGCCCCTTGGCGCCGCCTGCCCATGTCGGGCAATTCGTGAGATCGCCATTGACGCCCGGCTGGCCGGTGACTTCCATCCAGGTTACGCCGGAGTCCGTGGTTTTCGCGCCCTTGGTCACCACCCAGGTCGGCTCGCTCGACCCGGTCGTGCCCGCGACGACGCAGGCGAACACACGCTCGTTGCCCACGGCCGGCGTCGCGGATTGCCGCCGCGGCGCGCCGGCGACGACGGCGGTGCTCGCCGCCCACGCCGTGACGGCGCTCCATTGCGCGGAGTCCGCGTACCAGACGGTCGGGCCGACGCTCACCGGCTAGGCGTTGCCGAAGATGATGGAAAATGTCTGCACGTTGACGACTTGCGCCACCGCTATATTGGTGTTGTCGAGGGTCATGTCGCCGCCCGCGCTGGTCTGCGAAACGGATCCCTGGATGCGGCAGTTGGCGTTGCTGTCATAGATGCGAAACGAGGCGGCGGTGCCGGCGGCGGTGCCGGTCGCGACCCAGGCGCCGCTCATCGTCAGCACGCCCGCCGAAGCCGTCGCGGCGGTGGCGGGCAGCGTACCGGACGCCAACGGTCCGGACGGATCGGCGGCGGCGCAGTTCGCCGGTTCCGCGCCGGTGAACAGCTTTATCGTGCCGCCGCCGACCGCGCCGGCCAGTTCGCTCGCGAACGCGGTGCGATCCGTCGTCGAAAATTGCAGGGTCATATCACACCGCCGGGAGCATCTGGGTGAAGGGATTGAGCGTGACGGGCACGCCGAGCGTGATGTTGGTGCTGGCGATGATGATGTCCGTGCCCGCCGACCCAACCGTGTAATCCGCGAGCGCGGTCGCGCCATCGGACGCCCACGCTCGCGCGAAACCCACGGTGCCCCCCACGGCCGGGGTGGCGGCGCTTGTGATGAAGTTGGCCACCATCTGTTCGTTAGACGCCGAGAAAGCTGGCGCGGTGAACGCCACCGGCGCGAAATTATAGGTCAGCAGCACGGTGTTGCCCGCGAGTGGCGATTCTGGCGTTGCCGGCATGGTGCCCGTGTAGAACACGAGCGAGCCCCCGCCGTAGCGCGTGGCCGCCGCCGCGAGCATGGCGCCCGCGAGCGTCTGGGATGTGTTCACGGGAGCCACCGAAACAGGAAGCGGCCGTTGGCGCCGGCGCCCCCGAGCCAGGCCGTTGGATCGGTGCCCTGTTGCACGTCATAGGCGCCGCCGCCGCCGGCACCCGCGCCGGTCGCCGGATCGCCGCCCTGAAATCCCGCCGGGCCGCCGCCGCCATAATATCCGCCAGCGCCATGTCCCGAAAACGCGAACTCGGTGCCGAATTGCCCATCGCTCCCGCGCTCGCCGGCCTGCGCGACGACAACGATGATCGAGCCCGACGCGGTCACGTTGCCGCCCTCCGCGCCGAGGGACAGCTGGGATGATGGGAAATTCGCGCCGGCCCCGCCGGTCGCCGTTCCCATCACGGCGCCACTTTGACTGAGCGTCGTCGTCCCGCCGGCCACCTGGTTCGCGCCGCCGGCCCCGATGGCGACGGTGAGCACCGCGCCGGCCGCGACCGGCCAGACGCATTGCAGATGGCCGCCGGCCCCGCCACCGGCGCCGCTCCAATCCAGCCCCTCCGCGTTCGACCCGCCGCCGCCGCCGCCGTCCAGGATGGCTTCGATGTGGCCGATTCCCGCTGGCACCGTGATCAGGCCGCCGGGAAAAGCCACCGGCAGGAAGGTCGGGCTTGGGAGCGCGGCGGGCTGCCCCGCGGTGATGAGGGCGCGAATGGCCGCGAGCAGCTGGGTGTTGACGAACGCGGACGGCGCGATCCCCGCCGCCGTGATGACGGCGAGAATTTCCATGATGATGCCCGCGTAGTGATAGGCCGGAAACGTCGTGGCCGGGATGAGCAGCCCGGGATTGCCGTCCGTGGGATAGCCGGGCGTGCCGGCGGGCGGCAGCGCCACCTCCTCGATCGGGATGGTGTAGGGGGCGATGATGGCGTCCATGGATTATCCGACCCTCAAGCTGGAAATTTGGCACACGCCCCAGGGCGGCCCCGGGAGCAGGCAGTTCACCGGCCCGCTGAGAACCATCGAAAAGCTCTTGTCAGCGTTGGCGGCGGTGTCGGCCAGGATGACGACCACGATGTCCTGCGAGACCGCGCCGGGCGCGAAGGTTAGCGTTCCCGATGTGCCGACGAAATCGGTGGGCGAGGTCGCGGTGCCGTTCGCGGTCGCATAGGCCACCGTGCATGTTTCGGCCGATGGCGCGCTCAGTGTGACCGTGAAGGTGGCGATCTGACTGGTTGTAAGTTTTCCCGACGCGGCGAGGGCGCCCTGCACCGGGGCACCGATGGCCGAGGGCGGCGTGAAGCCCAACACCTCCACGACGAGCTGCGAGACGCGGAGCTTGGACGGGATGAAGCCCAGCGCCTCGGTGACCACCTGGCTCGCGTGGATGTTCGCTGGTTTCGTGCCCAGCGCCTCGGTGACCACTTGGGACACCAGGGCGTCGGACGGCACGTCAAAGACCTGGGCCTGGCCCGCCGACCAGGATGACGCCGTGAAACTTCCCCGCGTCGTCCAGGTCGAGTTATCGTCGGAATAATCGAGGGTGAAAGCCAGCGGGGCGTTTTGCGGATTGCCGGAGGTGGCCGAGAGGGTGACTTCAACGATTTCCACGGCGGAAGGAAATTCGTAATACCACCAAGCGGGGGTGCCGCCCGCGCTGCACCAGAACGTCGCGAGGTTGTTGTCCAGCGCGCTCGCCGGAGGATCGCCCGAGGCCGAGCCATTCGCGGAGGCGGTGCCGCCGGCGCAGAGATTGGCGCCTCCCGGCGCCGCCGCCATCGCGACTTCCGCGATCTGGAAGTACTGGTTCGATCCGGCATTCGTCTGGCAGTTTATCCGCCAGTAGAGATGCGGGGCCGGCGCGGGCATTACGCGACCCTGCCATAACCCATGAGGCTCGCGTTGTGCGCGGCGGCGGTCCACGGCGCGCCGGTCGCCGGATCGGTTTCCGAGATGTCGGAATAATAGGCATAGGTCGAAATCATTGCATTCGTGGCGCCGGTGTCATCCGTTCCATTGCTGGAGATGATGTTGGCGAGCGTGGCCGCGCCACTGGCATCCTTGCGCGAGGCGTTGGTGATCTGCACGGCGGAAATCACGTAATTCGGCACGACCTGGGTGTGCGTGAAAAGATCGCTCTGCCCGGCCGTCGCGGAGACGTTATAGGTCGCGTCCGAATCCATGGCGGTTTCATCAATCATCGGGGTGTTGGTCGTGCCGGACAGCGGCGTGAATTCCACGGAGGAATCCGCCGTCGCCCAGCCGGTCAGCACCTGCCGCTCGATCGGCCAGGAATTGTTGTAGGAGCCGGCCGTGTCCTGGGCGCAAAAGTCGTCGACTTGTCCGCCCTGGCTGTACGTGGTGCCGCTCAAACCGATCGCGACCACCGTTGAATAGCCGGAGGCGGTATCGCCCAGCGTGTTCGCCCCGGTGACGGCCAGGAAATCCGCGGTCTCGCCATTGACGCGAACATGCACCTCGCCGGCCGTCGCGCCGATAATGAATTCCACCGCGACGAAAATGAAGACATTGCCGGCGAACAGCGGCGTGTCGATGCTGGCGAGCAGGGTGTCCTGCGGCGGGTTGACGCAGCCTCCCCAATTCGCGGTCTGCCGATAAATCAGAACCTGGGTATTGGTAATTAACACGTAGCAATGGACACGGCCCTCGCCGTTGACGGCGCAGATGCACGTCGCGTAGCTGTACGCGTCGGGCGGCTTCACGCCGGTCGCGAGGCCCACCCAGACCGACGATCCGGACGCCACGGCGACGCCCAAGGGAAAGATCAGCATGGCCTCCGAGGGCAGCGTGATCGCGCGTCCGCCATAGCGTCCCGCGACAAAATTGATGGTGCTGTTGCTCGTGATGGCCACGCCGCCGGTGACGAGATCAGCCAGGGAATTTTCGTGATCGAAGCCGCGGATGATTCGTGCCGTCATGGAAATGCTCCTTATTGCGGCGCGGAAATAACGCCGGCCGAGAGAGTGAGGACGGGCACCGGCGGCGGCGGCGGCGCGCGCGTGCCGATCACGCCGCCGCTGATGGCGAGTTGCGGGTTCGGCGCGATCAGCGTGGCGCCGGTCTCGAACATGATGATCGTGTGCGCCGGGCGGATGCGCGTGAGTTCGCAGACCAGCACGGAGGATGTCCACGTGGCCCACGGCTTGCCGAACGCCGGAATGCCGAATTTCAGGGGGGAGATGACCCACCCCACGGCGTCCACCTGCCAGGCGAAGCTCCAGGCGTTGCCGCCGAACGTGCCGCCGAACGGGCGGCCGAAGCGCGCGCGCGCGAATTCCGTGATGGTGATGGTGTAGCCGAGCGCCGCCGCGTAGGCGGTCAGGCCCGCGATGGACGGGCCGTAGAACTGCGTCAGCTTGGCGACGACGTGCGCCTGCCGCGCCGCGATCGTGGTGTCCGGCGGCGCGCATGGGTCCGGCAGGCCGACGCTGGCCTCCCAGTCCGGGAGCAGTTGCACCGCCGTGGCCGGGAACGCGTCCGTGATGAGCCCGACGACGGACTGCCAGGAGCGCACCGCGCACGGCACGATCGCGGCGATGGCCTGCCCGTTCGCCGTGTCCGGGTCGCGCGGCCAGACTTTTCCGACCGGCTGCAAGCCCGCCATCGCGGCCGTCATATCTTCGACCGTGTAATCGGGCAGCGGCATTTCCGCGGCCTAATTCGGGCTGTAGGTGATCGCGCCGACGACCGGCAGATTGCCGGCGGGGGCAACGACGGCCGCCGCCGGAAACGTCACGTTGAAATGCGCGATGCCTGGCACCGCCGCGATGGCTTCGTTCCACTGGCTCGGCCAGAGCGTGCCGCCGGCGATCGAGCCGTCCACCCAGGTCCCGCCCGGCTGTGCCAACCGCAGGTGCATGGCGACCAGCGCCGCCTGGATGCCGGCCTGGATCGCCGGGGTGTTCGGCAGCAACTCGCCGATCACATAGTTGATCGGGAGCGCCGTCGGCGCGCAGCTATAGACCAGGGCGGTGACCGGACGAAGCGTGAACAGCGCGTCCGCCACGGCGAGTTGGTCGCCGGTGGCGGGCGTGTCCCGCGTCTCGCCGGATGCCACGCCGTTCGTGCCGACTGGAAAGCCGCCCGTGGTGGCCTCGGCGTTGTCGAACATGGTGAACACCACGACGGTGCCGGCCCCGGCCCCGTTCGGGGCGCACCAGCAGCGGGTGACGCCATCGACCGCCCCGGCCCATTCCACATAGTCTTGCTGGTCCCCGCCGGCCGGGGGGTTCGCGTACGCGATCAGCATGCGCGCGCGAAGATCGTCGTCGATTTCCTGGGCGGCGCCGCCGGTGACCGGCGTGCTGGCGCTGCCCAGCGCCGTGATGTTGCTGATCCCGGTGCCGAGGGTCAGCGGCGTGCCGACGGCACAGTTGCCGGTCGGCCCGGCGACGGTGGCGGCGATCGCCGTGGTGACCGTGGTTCCGCCGGCGGGCACGCTGGCGTCGTAGAGCGTGACATAGGCGACGCCGTCGCCCCTGTTCACTGGCGTGCCCGCTGGCAGATCCGTCCCGGCCACGCCGGAGAAGGTCGCGAAGGATAGTCCGTTGGCGCCGGCTGCCACGGCGTCTTTCCGGAAAACGTCCTTCAGCGCGGCCCACGCTTCCAGAAACTCATCGGTCGCGTAGAAGGGGGTTGCCTGGCGCGCGGCGTAGGCGATGGCGTCGTAATGCCCGAATGAGAATCCGGCCATCACCATGCCCATGAGCCCGAGCACGGAGAGCGGCAAGAACCCGTCCGCGCCGGCAAGATCGGAGGCGGAAATGTCGCTGGCGGCCTGGTTCAAAAGGGTTTGGAGCGTTGGCGTGCTGTATGGCATTTTTCCTCACACACCGAAGGCGAAACCAATGGCGCAAACTTCATTGATCGGCGAAGTGGTGGAGTGGACGTGCATGCGGATGGACGGTTTGATCATCCGGGAGGTCAGGCGGCGTGGCTTCGTCATCGCCGAGAACACCCAAAGCGGCGCCGTCGGGGTCATCCTGGGAACGAAACTAGACCCGCTCTGCCCGGCGGATGAACAAGGTATGTCCAGGTGGCTGGAGCGGAGCCAGTGGCGCCTCGCCTATCCCGTCACCCAATCTGCCCCCACGCCCAGCCGAACAGAAACGTCTCCGGATTCCCCGTAGGTTTATGGGCGGTGATGTGCAGGCCGACGTTCGTGCGGTTGATCCAAATCGCGGTGATATCGAAATAAGCCACCACGCCGGCGTCGATCAGCGGTTGCAGGGCGTCCGCGGCGTATTTCTCAATCAGCACCAGCGTGCCCTTCGTCTTCGCCGCGCGCGCGAGCGTCCACAGCAGGGACCCAAGTTGGGTGCCGCTGTAGGTATCGCCCCACCAGCCCCGGCGGTCGGTGTTCGTGGTCGGCGCCGGCGTCACGTAATCCGGCGGCGCCACCCGGTCGGTGAACAGGCCGACGAGGATGGAGGTCTGCAAATCGCTGCCGGTGAGAAGATCGGGACCGTTCATCAGCCACACGCCGCGGCCGTCCGTCTGCACCCAGGTGATCGCGATGTCCGGCATTTCAGGGGCCGCCGGCGCGCGTCGCCCCGGTGAGATCGGCCGCGCCCATCTGCTGGTTCGGCACGCCTGTCGTGCCGCCCGGACAGGGATGCGTGTGCGCGTTGAACACCTGTAGCGCCACCTCCGTCATGAGCTGGCGCAGCGTCTCGCCGGGCGCCATCATGACGATGTTTCCATCGTTCAGCATGCCGATGTAGCGCCCGCCCGCGTCATACATCTTCGCCCCGCCGGTCGGCGTGTTCGTCTGGCGGGAGGCCGGATGATTGGTGCCAACTCCAAGCACCTTCGTGCGGTCGCCGGACATCGAAATGAAAAACACATCGGAGCCCGGCGGCGGATTGGATGCGAACCCAAAATGCTGCACGATCGGACTCTGGTCGCGTGATTCGACGGCGGACATTTGCACCTGCGCCGTCTGCACGCCCTGGCTGT